TTGCGCCTGTAGGTCCAATATCTCCCTTTGCGCCGGTTGCGCCTGTTGGTCCGACATCTCCCGTTGCGCCGGTTGCGCCTGTTGGTCCGACATCTCCTGGTGCGCCAGTGGGTCCAACATCTCCTTGTGCGCCGGTTGCGCCAGTGGGTCCGACATCTCCTTGTGCGCCGGTTGCGCCAGTGGGTCCGACATCTCCCGTTGCACCAGTGGGTCCGACATCTCCTTGTGCGCCGGTTGCGCCGGTTGCACCAGTGGGTCCGACATCTCCCGTTGCACCAGTGGGTCCGACATCTCCCGTTGCGCCTGTTGGTCCGACATCTCCCGTTGCGCCTGTTGGTCCGATATCTCCCGTTGCGCCGGTTGGTCCGACATCTCCCGTTGCGCCCGTTGCGCCTGTAGGTCCGACATCTCCTTGTGCGCCTGTTGCGCCGGTTGGTCCGACATCTCCTTGTGCGCCAGTTGCGCCTGTAGGTCCAACATCTCCCGTTGCGCCGGTTGCACCAGTGGGTCCAGTAATACAACAATTTGAAGTACCACACACCGGAACTGTAAGTTTCAATGTCAAATTTTTATCCGGACAAGCTATAACTGACATTTTAATAGTCATATATAATAATTACATTAACACATTTGTTAATGTAACGACATACACTTTAACTATAAGTGTTTACAAATGTAAGCATAGAGTTTACATCTCTTTTACCTTTATAGGTGATTCTTTTTCCATCGGGTCTAAACAATATATAACTAGGATATCCTTCTAGGTTAGGATAAATATTATTAATTCGAGCCATTAATGCGCGCACAGACTGTCTTGGATCATCGGCCTGAATCGTCATACATTTAATTCTTCCTTTATTTGCAAGCGCAATCGCAAGCGTTTGAAATGCCGGTTTAGCTTGCGTACAATGACCACATGAATTAGATTGAATCATAACGAATACGGGTAAATTATGTGATGTTTGTGGTTTTAAATCGCCATTCGGTGTAAAATCATTGTTTGATAAATACACGATCGGGAGGCTAAAACTTAAGTTCATTTTATTTATGAATGAATAAAATATCTAACTTCTTTACGAAGAATTTCATCACCAATCGTGTTAATTGGTGATGAACAATTCGAGAAACTAACGATAATAGATCTAGATTTATGCGATATCGTTATCGGTAAATGTATTATATTAGAGTGTCCGATTGCCTCGAATTTCATATCGAATATTATGTTCCAATCAAACACATTGTCCACATTTTCAATCGGATATACGAATCCATCGTCTGCGATAATACGTATAAGATCTGGATTATTACAATTGTAAACAGTAACCGGTATTTTGGGTGTTACAGACCGTAATATCGTTATTGGGGAATGCGATGGATGCGATGTATGCGGTATCTGCGCGATACATAGTGCAAAAACGCGTTTCATTACTCTACTTAAAATATAATTCATAATTTCATAATATTTACGCTCGATCGTAACTGCTGAGACTACCGCTCTCGATCGAGCGTTTTTAATTGAATTTTCTTCAATCAGTTTAGCGATTAAGGTTTGTAAACGCATTGGTTTAGTTGTAGTAAGATGAGATGGTATTTCGTTTACAAACCATTTTATAAACGTCCAAACGCATCCGTAAACTATCGATACTCGTTGCGACGCGGCGAATACAGACTCGCAATCTAATTTAATCTTTTCGAAAAGGTTAAATACAATATCTACACTTTCTTCTGTTAATCCAGATATAGAACACGCGGCCTCTATTTCGCTTTTACCACCAAATAACGGTATACGATATTCACCGTGAGGAAGATTCGTAGATACAAACATTATACCTTTATTCGCTTCAGCGGTCGTTAATCCCATCGAAGAAAAGCATTTACGAGTCGACATGTTTAACAAATTGGCGGCTCTATAAACGCATGCGGCGATTATAGCTTTTCTTAAAGTGCTTTTATATATTTTTTTAACGGTGGCTGTTTTATATATAATTACGGCTAAATTTTTGACAACCGGATCAAATTCGTTCGGTATGTCATCGTATATCGGACACGACGCAGTGGTTCTGCGCAGTACAGCATTTGTAGAGTACTGCGGTTCGGTTATAAACCTTCTACCGAGTACAAAACCGCAATCCGAACATATGTTAAAATCAGCGCTTTCGGAGATATCCGTATGCTTACATTTTAACGGCTCCGTGTTGTCCTTTGCGGGACAAATCGATATATTAGCAAATTTCAAGTGCCAATCCATTCTTAACGAACGTATTAACGTAAATTATACTATATTCATCTTTTAAATCTATATAAACTATTATTCTAAACAAAATTTTGGTTAGAATAAATTGCATCTTTGAAGTCACCAAACACACGGTTTAATTTATCCTCCTCTTAAACGAAGTACTAAATGAATGGTAGATTCTTTTTGAATATTATAATCAGAAATAGATCGATCGTCTTCTAATTGTTTTCCCGCGAAAATAAGTCGCTGTTGGTCGGAAGGAATGCCTTCTTTATCTTGAATTTTATTTTTCACCGTCGCAATCGTATCGCTAGCTTCTAATTCTAATGTAATGGTTTTTCCAGTTAATGTTTTAACAAAAATCTGCATCTTTTTATATAGGGTAAGAAAATGCATAAGTGTAATATATGGTTCAAAAATGCGTTAAGAAATCCATTCACTGGTAGAGCTATAAAACACTCCGGACCTACGTATAACAAATTATACAAGTTTTGTATTTCAAAAGTGAATTGCTCCGATCAATATAATAACCATATTAATCAACGTACAAACGTACCTGTAAATTTACTCGAAAGAAAAAGACCAGATTTAAAAATGCATCATTATCAGCGTGCAAATCCTACTCAGGTCGTTCAATCGCGATATATAAACACATACGATACGTATAATTTAAATAGATTTATAACGGCACAGGATAAAAAGACGTTTGGCCAAAGTAATTATGATATGGTAGTTAACGAACTACGAACTGGCAAAAAAACTAGCCACTGGATATGGTACATTTTTCCACAATTTAAAGGATTGGGAATTAGCGAAATGTCCAAATATTATGCGATACAATCGTTGGCAGAGGCGCAAGCTTATATTCGTCATCCAGTATTGGGAACGAGATATATAGAATGTGTATCTATTTTGTTAGAATTATCCGGACTATCGAGTCGTCAAATATTTTCAGCGGATTCCGTAAAAGTACATTCATCTTTAACGTTGTTTTATCGAGCAGATCCGAATAATAATCTGATTAGACGAGCGCTGATTAAATATTATAATGGCGTTATCGACGATAAAACCGATCGAATAATAGCATAAGTGAAACGGTTATACGCGGTTTGTTTCACGAAACGTTTGAAACTGAACTTATTAACAATTCAAAAGTAAAAATAAGATATTATATTACATAGAGATTTAAACATGGCTTCAAAAACTGTTTTTGTTGTTACATGTGAAACGTGGTACGGAGTTGTTGGCGTTTTATGCGAAAAATGTCAACAAATATTTAAAACTCGCGTTTTTTTAAATAAAGAAGACGCCGAACGGTATGTTGCAGAAATAAAACCTTGCGATTGTGAGGATCCACCGTGTCCTATGAATTTGGACACGGCCATTACCGAGGTTGAAATTGAGTAAGTAAAACTTATTTCAACACCAAAATGTGGTGTTGAAATACTTTATCGGTTCTTAAAAATATAGTAACATTTGGCATAGAAATAAAAACCTAAAATATACGTATTACACTATGTTTTATCATATCTGTGTTTATTAAATGCCGATCTCCATTCGGACGAAATATATAATCGCGTGGTTTGTTCTATTTGTCCGCTCCAATTCGAATAGTATATTTTATTTATAAATACACAGTTTCTTCTAATTAATCTAGAGCAGTTAAAACATGGTTTAGAACACGTTAGTTCTCCGTTCGAATTTACTCGTATAACTATTAAATTAACCTTTTTCTCTCCGACCCGATAACCCTTTATATCGCTGGCACGACCGCATTTCGGCATGATCGTGTCCGACGTTATACGACATTGTAGACCATATCGGTTTATTATTTTTAACGAGTATGGCGGCGTGTGTAAACGCGGATGGACTAGTCTTTGCAAACTCCTTCAACTCGTGCAAAATATAATCTGACACACCCATATCGTATTTTATTTATTATCGATGTAAGTGTATTGATTATTATTCAAATGTGATTTAATAGTAAATCATAGTTATATTATTAACTATTCATATGCTATTATGGCTACTAATATCATGAAAACTACCGAATTGAGCAGGATGGCGTCGTTTGCGAGTTTGAATAACATCAAGTCTGAAATTAGTCAAATACATCTCGCACGACGCGGTTTTTTTGTGACCGACGCGGAATCTGGAGAAATTACGTGTTGCGGTTGCGATTCGCGGTATGTAAACTGGTCCGATGGAAGTTATAACCCTATAAGCAAACACGACGAACAAAATCCTTCGTGTCCTGCTATACAGTTAATCGCCTCTTCGGAACAAGACAGGTCTGAAACGCGCGAATTAATTAATACCTCGAAGCCGAGTGAATTAATTAATTCGCGCACTCCTCCTGTTAATGACCAACCCGCGACTCCAAAGTATTGCGAGTACAATACTTTGTCGGCTCGAATAAACTCGTTTAGAAACGGGGTTGTAGCAGTCGGGCAATCTGCAGAAAAGTTAGCGGAAGCTGGCTTTTTCTATGTCGGTCCAAGAGACAAGGTTATGTGCTTTCAATGCGGTGGCAATTTGTGTGAATGGGAAATCGACGATGATCCTTACGAAGAGCATGCGAAATGGTATGGTAAGTGTGACTTTGTCAAACGTCATACTCGTGTGGGTAGACAACCTTTGTCGGCGGTTACATGTCATGTAGAACCGCGAGAAATTAAAGCACGAATGGACACGCCGATGGTGCGTATGATATTAGACAAGGGTTTTCCGAAAAACATTGTGAAAGACGTGATAACTTATCAACTAATGACGTACGGAACAGATTTTGAAAATGCTGCGGCATTGGTGGACGCGATATTAAAGAAAAATATGTCGCCGCCCGACAATGCCGCGTGTTCTGTCCCGCAGGTTGACCCCGTCCCACCACCAGTTGACACTGTTGTGGAGTCAACTGGTAATGATTTATACACGTGTAAAATCTGTATGGATCTACAAGTAAACACAACATTTCTTCCATGTGGACATTTGGTTTGTTGTGATAAATGCGCCCCGAAAATAAGAAACTGCCCGATTTGCCGTACATTCATTAGGGGTTCAGTGAAAGTCTTTTTCTCTTAATAAGTGAGTTAACGAAACTATTCCACATATGGAATAGTTAGTGTAATAGTTTCGGGTAATAAATATACAACGCTTATGTTAAAATGTGAATTTTGATTAAATATATCAGTGAATAAACACGACGATAAAATGACAACTACGTCCACGCAAACGTACGTCATATACAGTAAAGGAATAGGAACGGTAAACCTCTCGAATTTATATAAGAATATTAAAATCGGTACATGTATATTTGGCGGTGAAATTACTGCAGTTAACTTTTGTACAACGAGTAAATCGGCCAATTATCTTAAATGTTTAACGATAGCATTTAAGATACCTCAAGATTCGTCTACAAAAAAATCCAGCCCTCAAGTTAACTCGTTAGATTGTAAACGCGGTAGAAAAACTACTCGCGTTAAAATCGATGGTAAAACTTTAAGTATTAAAATATTTAAAAATGGAAGTACGCAAGTTACGGGATGTAAATCCATCGAACATGCCAAACTAAGCATAAACACGGTATACTTTCTATTAGATATAGAAAAAGTAGACGAACTAAGTTTGGTATCCGTGATGATAAACGTTAATTTTTCTATCGGATTTAAAATTAATAAAGAAAAATTGGCCGAATATTTTACAGAAAACAACATTAACGTACCACCTCTTACGTCCGGTATGGGCGTAAAAATCAGAGTTCCGTTACTAATCAACACCGATGAATTATTAATTCCTAGATTGTCGTGGACGAAAATTAACGGATTTATCGAAATGAATCCGATACCGTATTTATCTTTATTTTCTGAAGATGTAAAAAAGAAAAATAAGAAATTTACGGCCTGTATCGGAGTATTTCATAACGGAAAGGTATTAATGTCTTGTATTAACGATCAAGCAATAGCGGTAATGTCCGATTGGATTAAATCTATGTTGCACGAAGCTAGAAATACGATCGAAATAAAAAATAAAGTTATAAAGACATTCGTGCGTAATTAAATTCTGATTCGTATAATTCTATTATACCACATTTGGTATGATAATTGTTCGGCAATAACTGATTAAATAAATACGTAAAATGAAAATAATCATTGAAAAAATATCGACTACTAAAGGTTTAAATACTAATAACGAATGGCAAGATGAAAAAATACCGGATGATTATTGGGAACACAATAGTCAAACTAATTTTGATAAATACGTAGATAATTTTCATCGATCGTATAGCGTAATCAATTTAGATCATCCGTGGTTAGAAGAAGCGCATAAAATAGGCCGTATAACGTTTAAATTCCCCAAATCTTTCGAAAACGAGTTAAACGCATTATTAGACGAGTACGAGGGTGGGTTATTATCGGAGAATTATTTTGTGAGAACTAATTCGGCCAGTCTTAAAACCGGACTGTACGGTGTGGGCCCATATTGTCATTTAAAACAAATTATTATATCGATGGTAACTAGTTCGTATTCTCATAGCGGTATGGGTCAGAAATTATATTTACTTCCTTGGAAAAAATTAGACGAAAACAACGAATTTAGAGTCTTCGTATATAACGGACGTATAACGGCCATATCGCAGCAACATTTATACGACGTATACGAAAATCTTTCACACGCATCAAACCGTGTATTGGAAAACATGGTTAATGTATTAACTAACTGGTACATATCTTACGTTAAACCACGCGTACCGATAAACTCTTTTGTTATGGATGCGTGTTTTTTAACAGACGATAGTATATATTTCATCGAAGCTAATCCGTGGGGTATGGAATACGGAAGCGGTTCGTCATTGTTTAATTGGAAAACCGATTATAATATATTATACGGGCACGGCGACCCAATAGTACTACGCGTTAGAATATAAATTAAATACTCTACACAATATATTGTGTAGAATGATACTGTTTTAACTTTTATTCACGCGCGACCGTTGTAAAGAATTTCTCCACATGTGTTTTTCGTATTCGAATAAATCGTCTATCGAATAAAATTGTTCGTTATTGGTCCAAGAATCCACGGCCCAAAATGTGTGAAACCATTTTAGATCGTTATCCACCAACGATTCTGCTGCCTTGGAATGATTGCCGAAATTTGTAAAATAAACGATATATTCGCCGTCATCGGTTAATTCGAACATAATATAGTCGGCGCTAAGCGATCCATGAAGAATCTTTACCGAGTGTAACTGCGATATTTTATTGTATATCGCATCCTCGAGGTGCTGATTTACATCAGACAATGAGTTATCGTCGATATACTCTCCTAAATTCATTTTAACGCGCATGATTGCAGTTACAGATTATTATTAAATGAGATATTTATTATTCATATTTTTAAACCCACGATATACAGTTTGTCTTATGAAAGACTAATATGATTTTTATAGTAATAATCGTACAGTTTTTTAAATATTATTAAAAACAGTATGTCGATATACGATCTGAAAATTTACGTAAAATATCCTCGGAATAATAATCTTTCGTTGATAGCGTGGATGTCGTACGCCACAACTTTAAAAGAAAAGATAGACGTAAGAAATATTGTACAGACCGTTTTTGACGATTACGATCTCGATTATAAGCCAACCGAAAATTTTGATGTCGTGGTTATATTAAAAAATAAAGCCGATTGTATGCGATTAAATGCTGGTATTCAAGATTTAGACGCATATGATTACGCGACAATTTATTACGCAGATTAAAAGTTTCGTTTTTTAGCTGAATTAACACTCGGCTTCCTCATTAAATTTAATGAGGAAATTTTAGCGCTAGATATTTGGGTATTTTTTATTTTGAAGCGTAAATAATTAATAATATTCCAGCGAGTATATATCCTATGACGTAGTACCATAAATATGGAGAATGATTGGGATATTTTCCTCCGCCGAAATCGCAATTTATGTCTGCTTTTAGATGATCGATATTTACATCGTGAGCTTGTGAAATGTCGAATACTATTTGACAGATATTTTCTGGACAATTCGGATTATGTTTAAATTCTGACGGAACTAAATATCTTTGAGCGTTAGCACAAGGAATGTACCAGCACGAATCTGGAAACGGATTTCCTTGTTTTAATTTTACATAATCTGGATCGTTAGATCGATTGGCGCATTTACAATCAACGGTGTCGTTTCTCGAACAATAGTTAGCAATAGCAATATCCTTTTGAGCATCCGTCTGGTCGTTAAATATTTTTCTGCAATAGTCTCCGTCCGGATTTACAGAAAAATATCGCGAACATCCTCCTATCATTTCCTGCGGACACGTATTTACTTTAGTTTGACAAAACGCATTTTGTATCGGATTGTTATTTCCAAATTTTTTTACGGATTCGTATACTTGATTTAAATTACTAACTTCATTTCTGTCGAAGATACATTCCATAGGATGTGGCGGCTGTGGCCATTTTCCGTGGTCGCCGTAATCTTGATACGCGACTAACGCATTGGGTCCACCGATATCGCAATTCGGTTCGGCGTAATATAATCCAGAATTTTCACAGCATTGAATGTCACCCCACGATTTGTTAGCCTTATCGTTAATGTGATTTTTAAATTTAATTTGACACGGTGCATTACAGTTGCCCAACGTATTCGATACGGGAACTACGATCTTATCATAATCCCATTTCTCGTTATTATAATTCATTTCTTTTTTAGTGAATATATTAGTATAAAGGCTGCGAAAATTACTAGTCCTAATATATATATCCAACGGGGCAATTGAGTCGGATCGGGAATTACGCCACCATTAGAAAAGTCGCAATTAATATCGTTCTCTATATGATTAAGATCGACGTCGTTTACCTGAGAGATATTATATACGACTTGACATATATTTTGAGGACATTTGATAGTCGCGTCGAACTCTGACGGTATAAAATATTGATTTCGATTAGCACACGGTATGTACCAACAGGCATCCGAATAGGGATTTCCGATCTTGAGTTTCTTATAATCCGGATCCAGTATACGATTCACACATTTACACTCGGGTGTATGCTCGTTTTTAAGGCAATAGTTTTCGATAACCGTATCTTGACCACCTTGAGATAATGCCGCAAATTGTTGACGGCAATAATCGCCTATTTCGCTAGTGGAAAAAATCGGAGAACAAGTTGAAGATTTAGTGCTACATTCGATAGAGGTAGGCGTTTCACATATTGGGTCTATACTTGACATTTTGTAGTCAAAATGTTTATATAGTTTAAGCGATAACAATATTATACAAAAAATGGCGATATATATAGTAGGATCGTACGCTGGTGCAAAGTCGTTGCCGAAAGATAAGTCTTACGCGAATTTTATCGCAAATACGATAATTAGTAAGTTACGGCCGGACTTTCCCATAGAATTATGCCGAATGTCCGATTCGTACGACACTCGAATGGGTTATAAATATTACATGCAACAACCAAAATGGAAACACAAAAAATCTAAAAAGATCGTAATCGCGTTAAACGATGAATATTTTAACGATTTAAATACCGAATCGATGTATTCCGATATCGACCGTATATTAAACGTAGTAGGTTTATCGTTAGTACGAGTGCCATTCGTGGATTAAATCGAACGTAATAAATCGTAAACACAAGAATTTGGTAAATAGTCCATTTTTCTTCCGATATAATCATTAGATATCATCTTTGCGATAATATCGTTTTTAGCATCCGAACGATGTATATTAAGTGCGGTAAATAAATCGTCCAGATTGTATTCGACATCCGATACGTATATCGATGGTTGGGTACGAACGCGTCCGAGCCTTATACTTTCGAGTAAAATATCCATTTTAAATCTATTTATATATACGTATTGAATTTGAACATAATACATTTCAGTATACGATGTTATTATAATAAATGAAGAGAATCGATAAACTAAAAACGTTGGCTATAAAATTTGACAACGATCATTTATTGTCGTTGGACGAGAGAATAATGTTATACGTGAATATGTCCGCGTACGACGAAATAAAATCGTACGCGGAGAAGCCGTTAACCGATATAAAAATTATGCTCGCCGAAACGCGCAATTACGAATCGTTAAGAGTAATGAAAAATGCCTATTATTCGATAGGACAAGAATTTCATTACGATCAACCGATATTTATAGATCATAAAACGGTTTATAACGATAAACAAAACGTGCATACACTAGTAAACGATACAACTCGCGTGGCTCTAAAAATTATTCGAGATTATTCGAGTTTGTATTATAGACCGGCTGAATTTTCGGCAAACGAGTTCGCTCATTTTTTCTATACGATCGAATCAACGCCTACGAGCGAATTTTGCCCAAAAAGTTTATTTGCCTCGGTATATAAATGCATTATGTCTACGAATAGTGTGAATAAGAAGCTAAATATGCTTAATAGATTAAAAGAAGAACTAAAAGAATCCGATGGTATGTGTTTTTCCGGATGTATAGTTAGATTGATTAATGCATTACGAGGCTTTGGTTTCGACTCGTACGAAACAAAATTAGACGCATACGAATACGAACGCTCGAAAGCGTATTATTGCATAACTAAAATTATCGATAGCGAACATATAGATATAACGATACCAAACGAATTAGTAAAACGGGTTAAAAATATCGTTAATGATAATACGGTACAGTTATCTAAAACATACGGATGTCGTATATTAGAATCGTACACGGGATTAAAATGGTTACGTATAAATGATAAATATTACGTTGACATTGAATGAGCTAAGATTTCTATCCCACATGTGGAATAGAACGAAATAGATAATATTAATAATTACGCATTTAAGTAATACGTTTCATAAAACGATAAACCGTACTTTTCGTACTTTGTGATATTTGTTATAGGATGTGTAGATACGATCGATCTGAGAGTTCTAATTAATTCCTCCTCTAATCGAGTTATCGAGTTCGAATATAACGTCAATGCATGTACGTATTGTATAGGACTTTGTACCTTATATTCAACCACACACGTTTTATTCGAGTACAATCCGTTTATTATACCTACAGTGATATTTTTATTTTTAACATCGACAATATTAAACGATCCTTTACTCCACGGTAACGCAAAATAAGTTCCGGGGTTATATAGTTGAATATCGCATTCGAAACCACACGTAATCGATGGCGTGTAATACCCGACATGGTCGACCGGTATAGTAACGAACGAAAATCCTAAAAACGTTGCACCCAACAACATCGTAAAAATACCAACTATTGGTACACATTTTCTCGCACAACTGGGAACTTTTATGTGCGACGGAGTTACTTTCTCGAAAACATCCGATTTGTCGTTTAGTTTGTCGTTTACGAGAGACGAAATTTCTCGTATATTCAACGGAATAATAGAAGTATGTAGAAAGTTTTTCGGCATTTTTAATAATCGAGAGAAAAACAAACTCCTTATTAAAATGTTATTATTATGCTTGTTTATCTTCGTATGTAATATAAACACAAATATAGATGCGAATATTCGTAATGAAACACGTATATTTCGAATGGAACAAATACAATCTAAAGTAAATGCGTACATTAAGCGCACGTGTATTAATTCGGTGACTTCTTTATTAACCGAATATAAATCCGGTAAAATTTTAGAAGTAATAAATGGTAATTTAACGGCTATAGAATCTGCATTAAATATTAGTGCGTCTAATTTACTACGTACGAGTAACGTAAAATACACGGGTCGCCTATCGACTATTACCAACGATAACGTACGTAACCTCGTACATGCTGCAATCGATATTCTTAATTTTATGTCGGATATGCATAACTATTATGCTACAAGACTCGATGCGATTTATCGTAACATTAATTAACCATTATTTTTTGAGACCCAGATGTCCATTTCGGTGAACAATGTATTTATACCAAATATGGTATAAATTTCAAAAGTTATATAGGTTATGAAAGCGCTATGATACCCCAATAAGTAAATTCGTCACTCGTCAACACTTCTCTATTTCCGTATAAACATTTAATAGAAACGGTATTATGCGCGTTAATTTTATGAATTTTAAGAGTAGTACACGATTGATACACACCGTGAGAAGTTGGATGCATCTTTTCCAAGTTTGTGAGTTGTTCGGTCGCGATACATTTTTGAACACAAACGTCGTTAATGTGTATTCCGTACGACCATCTTGCGCTAAGGTCGTGATATACCATTTGAGCGTATATCAAATATGTGCCTGGTTTTTTAATGGTAACGAATCCGGATTGTTGATCCAAATGATATGTTTTACTTATTACGGAATTATTCGTCCAAGAAGCCATTTTCCAAAAATTGTACGTAGTAGATTGACTAAGAAAAGGATTTGACGATGTATGAATGCGAGATACGTTTGTTGGGTGAAAATGCACATTGGCTTTAGATAACGATTCTAGATTCGATAATCTGCGTTTAATATTCGAAAGATCGTCGGATGTACTGTATCCGACGAGTAGCATTACAATAAATAACAGTTGGCTCATTTTAATGTATTTGTGTGTAAGTTAATGGAAAACAATAAAATTTGATTTAATTATTCTTAAAATCGAGTTCTCTATCGAATTATAAAATGACAACTAAACAATATATTAAACTCAATCCTATAGAACACGTTTTGTTGAGACCGGATACGTATTGCGGATCGGTTATTGCGCGTTCTCAGGTAGAATACGTGTTTCACGATTGTCGTTTGTATCGTGAAACCGTTCAATATTCTCCCGCGTTAGTACGATGTTTTTTAGAAATACTTTCAAACGCTACAGATAACGTGGCCCGTAATACACCCGACATAATACAAACTAAAATTGTCGTAGATATATCTTCCACAACCGTGTCGGTTTTAAACGACGGAGCAACAATACCAATAGAGATAAATAAAACCGAAAAAATGTATAATCATACATTGATATTCGGAAATCTGCTTACGGGATCTAATTACGATGATACCGAAATGCGTACTACGGTGGGAAGAAACGGAATCGGCGCTAAACTTACAAATATATTTTCAACCAAATTTACCGTAGAAGGCGTAGATTCCGATAAAGGATTAAAATTCGTTCAAACGTGGCGAAATAATATGAAGATTGCCGAAGAACCTCAAATTAGTAAATCTAAATCGAAAAGTTATACAAAAATAACATTCGATTTAGATTTGAAAAGGTTTCCAGGCATAATAAACATTCCGATTACTTTATTCGCACGATTTATATTAGACGCGGCGATGACTACCGGTCTTAAGGTTACGTTAAACGGAGAAAAACTACCCAATAATTTAGACACGTATTTAAATTTAATCGTAGATAAAGACGAAGATGACCGAAACCGAACGTGTAAAGTAATCACATCCGGCTCTACGAGGGTGTGGATTGCTGTTGCTCCTAAGGACATTGGTTTCGAACAAATTTCTTTTGTAAACGGATTAAGAACTAAAGATGGTGGTAAACACGTTGACGCCGCCGTTGAAGCCGTATTAAGACCTATAGTAGATAAACTTGGTGTTACCCTACGCGACGTGAAACCCCTTTTTCGATTTTTAATCGTCAGTACCGTAATAAATCCAGAATTCAACGGACAAGAAAAGAATATATTGGAAGCGCCAGTCATTAAATTAAATACCATACCACCGACCATGGTAACAAAATTGTTAAAATTAACGGATGAAAACGGAGCAACTATTAATGCGTTGTTAAAATCTCGAGTAGACGACAAGGCTATAAAAGTATTGGCCAAAACGGTCGCATCTAAAGGATTGGCTATAGAAGGGTACGATAAAGCAAACTACGCTGGAACGTCCAAATCTAACGAATGTATATTAATAATATGCGAAGGATTGTCCGCAAAAACATTCGCAGTAGCCGGTATAGAAACCGGAATATATGGGAAAAAAGGTCGTAATTATTTTGGAATATATCCTCTTAGAGGAAAACTTTTAAACACTCGTAACGCGTCGGTTACTTCTATAAGCAAAAATGTCGTAATAACTAATTTGGTACGCATTTTAGGTTTAGATTTTAGTAAACCGACCAACCTTTCTAAACTCGCATACGGTAAACTATGTTTGCTTACTGACGCGGACGTTGACGGAATACATATAGAAGGATTGGTACTTAATTTTCTTCATTCGATGTTTCCAATACTATTAACTAAATCGTTTGCAATCAGCATGAAAACGCCTATATTTAAAATTATAGATAAAAAGACTCATAAATTTTATTACGACGAACAAAGTTTAATCGGTAAAAACTTAAATAAATTAAAGGTTAAATATTATAAAGGATTAGGTACCACGAAACCCGAAGACGTTAATGAGATATTTGGTAAAAAAGTATTAGAGTTTTATAAAGACGAATGTACGGATTTAAAATTTGAAACCGCATTCGATAAATCTCAATCGTCCGCTCGCAAACTATGGATAGAATCGTACGATCCGTCGACAATCGAATCTACATTGGACGATACAAACGATGCTTTAATTCCATGTTCTATTACAAAACATTTAGACGAAGAATTGATAAAATTTTTCATAGACGATTGTTCTCGTACATTACCGAGCGTATTCGATGGTTTAAAAGAATCTCAACGTAAAGTGTTGTACGGCGCGAAGAAACGTAATCTCATTACCGATCTTAAGGTCGCACAATTGGGTGCATATGTGGCTGAGCACACTGGGTATCATCACGGAGAAGCTAATTTATTCGGAACAATCATTAATATGGCTCAATCATTTCCCGGTTCGAATAATGTTCCATTATTGTCGGCGGAAGGTATGTTTGGTACACGACTTAGCGGTGGAGAAGATGCTGCCAGTCCTAGATATTTATTCACGAAAATGACCAAAGCGTGTTTAGACTTGTTTCCCGAGGTAGACGAATACGAACAGAGAATTAAAGAAGGTGACGTTGTTGAACCGCAATATTATGTACCAGTATTACCCACCCTTTTGATAAATGGGTGTTTAGGAATAGCAACGGGATGGATGTGTTCTTGCCCATCGTTCAATCCGGACGATGTGGTGAATAATGCAAAAAAAGCTATTCACGGAATGAAATTAGATAATATCAAACCGTGGTATAACGGTTTTTCTGGTGAGATAAACGATTTGGGCGGTGGAAAATACGAAACAAAAGGAATATATACGACGAAACAAACCGCGAAAAAGAAGACTATAACGATTACAGAATTACCCATCGGAATGTGGAATGACAAATTTAAATCGGCGTGCGAGGAAAATGCCGATATTATTAATATCACGGATTTGTCCACTGCCGATAAACCTCATTATATTCTTACCGTCAACGACAATTTTAAAGAAGATGCGTTTGTTAAAAAATATTTAATAACTACGATTAACGTTAATAATATAGTCGTGTTTGATAAGAATAACAAGATTATAAAAGTAACGGTGAATGACGTGTTTAAATTATGGGCGCGAGAAAGATTGGAAAAAAATTTGATACGTAAGACTCGATTATTATCAATCATGACCAAAGAAGAAAATGATCTTACAGAACGTATTAAATTTATCGAATTGGTACGTTCTAAAATTATAATACTGACCGCGCCGGAAGAAGTAATCGTGAATACGATGAAAGAGAACGGGTTAACGAATATAAAATTATTAGAACTAAGTGTAAAAAGTTTAACGGATGAGAAACGACGAGAATGTGTTACAAAATTAAAAAAAACGATAAGCGAACGCACGATATTGGAAAAGTTAACGTTGGAAGATATGTGGAATAACGATTTGACAAAGATTAAAATTTATTAATAATGTTGTTATTTCTCCATTCTAAATGTAGAATGGAAATACAATAAGTTACGCTCGAGTTAATCTATTATTTGCGCTTAAGGTATAGCCATAATCGCACAGTTGACATATAAATCCAAAATTTGGGTTAATGACATTTCGTTTTGCTTTTACAAGCTCGTATGCGTCGTGAAAGTTTAAGTGATATCTATACATAATATAACCTATTACGATACTAGCAGATCTCGACACACCGGCGTAACAATGTACGAGTACTTTATTACCGGCATCGATATGTCGAGAAATAAATTCGTTCGTACTTGACAAATATGGTGTAAGTTTTTCGCCCCATTTATCATCGAGGGCAATATGCATATAATCGGTACAATACGGTGATTTTGATATCTCTTTTGCACAATTTAATACTACAGTCGGTCTTTCGTACATAAACGACGGAGTAAACGCATCGTTGCTATCTCCTAGATATAAATTTTGCACGATGAGGGACATTTTATTTATAACATTAGTTAAAATAACCTTATAAATAAATAATCAAATTTAACTATCTAGAAACCAAGCAGGTGCTGATAATTCGGATCCTATTAAATGTGCAAACGCTTTTTGAGCGTTTAAGAAACTTTGTTCGTCTTCGTCTTTAATATAAAATAACGTTAAACGTTTCGCAAAAGGTGATGTTCCGCATTCTAATCCCTGATAATGTTCATTATGCACTCCGCAACACGCCTTTATAACTTTCTTCAAAAAATCTACAAGTTTTTCAGATAGTAAATCGGCGTATTCTAATTCGAAATAAACGCATTTACCTTTAGCTCCTAGCGCTTTTGCTGCTTTATTTATTGGAAACATTTTCAAACCACTAATCTTAAATTTAATATATTTAAGAATGGAAGCGTATTGTTTATGAATATCAGCGCATTGAGACTCGTATACCTTGTCTACAACTTCGAGTGTTGTTTTTAAAGTTAGATTGGATCGCATATATTTAACGGATAAACTTTCTAAGTCGGAGACATCGGGATCATCGAATGCGTCGTATTGTACAATTCCGTATTTTTCTAAATCGATACTTTTCCATAGCGGTTCGAACACAAACGCCATTGCAAGAGTGGATTCGCGACGATTACGCCATTTTATGGTTTGTTGATTACCCGTATTATAACACGATTCGAGTATCGTTTTTTGGTCACAAGATAATCCCTCGGCTAATTGGTCAAACGCAATTTTATTTACTTGAGACATTATAATAATTTATTTTCTAATATAATAGGATGTTTTAATACGAAAATCAGTTTTTGTGTTATAATGTACGTGAATTTGAATGTAGTTACTATACAATATTTATTAAATGTTATGAATTGATTAACATGGATAGTACTAAGCTTGCAGATATAGTGAGTACGCTGTTTGAATGGAAGGCAGATCAGGAAAGAACGCGGCGTCAATTTGAGGCTAAGAAGATCGAACTTCAAACACTTAAACGAGAATTTGACGCGCTTCGAGAGCAAAATTCTCTTCTCAAAGAAGAGAACGAGCAGTTTAAGTTTCAGATCGACACATTCAAGGAAGATTTTGATATCGAACGAAGCCAGAGAGAAAATCTTGCGTCTCAATTGGATGATTATAAAAGAATGATGATGGCTGGGCAAGAGTTGTCGATGGACATTGACAACGATTTGTTACTCGGTGGTACATCTGGTACTGCCAACTACGACAGTACGGCTCTACTCGTTCCTCGAACGGTGTGTGATGGATCGGAACCTCTTGCGTGCCCTAAATGCAACAAGAGCTATTCCAATTACGACCACATGGAGCTGTTGGATCACATGACGACCTGTGTTTAGGTCGGAAATCAGTTCCGTCTACACCATATTTGGTGTAGATAATATTTTAACATTCTAAAACCTAAAATCGCGACTAGAAATCCACCCTTCGTCTATTCCGTGTAATAGTCTTATTTGGCGATGTACCATAACTATGAACTCGACCGGATTTCGTATTGACTACTGCATATTTATTACGACCTACTTTTGAAATTGTATACGGGCTTTTATACGGCTTTTATACGGTTTTTAATATAGATATTACTGAATATATTTGTGAATAAGTATCGAGTTTATTTTGTAATTCAAATTACAAAACTATGACGGTTATGCAAATTTTATTAATATTGAGTATTATTTCAACGATCGCGTATATGTTGTATATAGTGTTCGACGGATCTCGACGTACCGAATCTATGATCGAATTAATAAATATGTATTCGACAAAACCATCATCCGATAAACGAGTGGTCGTTGTAATTCCATGCGATGGTCCGGTATCTGAATTAACATTAAAATCTTTGTTGGCGCAAAGTGTAAAAGTAGACGATATAGCTATAGAAACTTCAAAGCCCGGAGAAATATCGGAGCAAATTCGTCGTGTAGCTACTGTTCATAAACCCGATACTACTAAATTAAGAGAGACTGAAATAGATACCGTAGTTATTTTCGTCGAAAACGGTAAATGGTACGAATATGATTTCATAGAAGAAAATGAGAAAAGGTTAAGAGCTGACGAAAATGATTTTTAAACATATTAAAATCTCAACTAACTTAATGCGTACTACGTATTGCAATGGCTTCAAAGCAATATTCCGTTGACTACGACGAATCATTAGATAATAGTGACAACAATACTGAAATGGTATCATTTCATTCAGAATCCGATGATGAAGAATTTGATGTCGAAGAATATTTAAAAAAGGTGAAGGAAGAAAAAGATGCAAAAATTGCACGTGAGACCATTAGACGCGAGAAAAAAAATTTGGAATACGATAAACGTATTAAGCTTCAGTTAAGTAATTCTGGACCGGCGTTTGAGGGAAAACTAAATTGGTGTACTAATGGACCGGCCCAACCGGCCCAACCATTAAAAGAAGATCCCGAATATCCTTCTATTAACACCACTCCGTCGAATAGTCCGTCGAAGTGTTTACCCAACCGGTTTGAAAATCTTAGGTCTATGAATATTAAAGTGGTGAAAACACCTGGTGTGTCCGACATACATTTGGTTGCACCACGACCTCCTTCAACTGAAGATACGCAGTACATACCACCGAGTACAAATCGTCCAAAACCGATTTGTAAATTTGTGTTAGCTAACACAAATTGCCCTTTCGGAACTTCGTGCAAATTTTCGCATGTTTTGGCATATCGCGAAAATAAGGTTGACAAAAAACCTATGAAATTTCGAATGTGTAAAAACTTACCGAATTGTAAGTTTGGTTCCGCCTGCGTTTACGCTCATAATTTTACGGAATTTAAAAATGCTATAAGCGCATGCTCCGTGGGTATTCGTTGTAAACGAGTACGTCTTATAGAAAAAATGTATATAAATGTGGGCGAGCGAAAATGTTTGCGTCTTCACCCACACGAACACATTCAGAACTTTGTGCAGAGAACAAAGGTCTTTTCTTAAACTTTAGGGTTTAAGAAAAGTGTCCATACCAAATATGGTATGGACTTTATATTTACTTTAGCGAAATCTGAGAATAATATTAATTACAATGACCGCTATATTTAACCAAAATAACGCTAAAGTTAAATTGGGTAAAGCGTCGACGGATTTTATAGCCGTTTTAACATCGGCGGAAAGTATAGGTTGTCGCGAACATATTTGTTTAATCTGTTCTATACATTCGTTGCACGTTGCAACATGATGATGTTCGTTAGCCACGATCTGAGGTCTATCCATAAAATAACCATCTGCTAACGACATAGACGGTTTTCGTTGCGAATTGGTTGGCTGTACATTCAGGTATGTAGGCATTTGTTTGCATAAATATATTAGTAATTGTTAAAAATGTATGTTTTAATATAATAGTGAATATGATTGTATTCAATCTTTTATTTTACAAATATATATCAATCATGGATATAACGACTAGTTTTTGCGTATCGCTCATCACGAAAGATGACGGTGTCAATAGCGTAATACAACTTGTAGAACGTCAACTGCACCGAATGGAAGATTGTCACGGTAAAGATCTAACCGAGTTGAGTTCGAAAGTTACCGGAGACGTTCTTTATTGCATTCGTGAAATATTAGACTGCATGTTAAATGATGGTAATTGCAACTGGGGAAGATTTTTGATCGGTGTCGCGTTTATTCGACGATTAACCGATTCCCCAGAAGCTGGTATTATTTTAGCAGAAAAGTTTGGTCCGTGGATAAATGCCAACGGCGGAATCGAACTATTGTGTAAAGAAAAGAATGCGCGTACTATTGGCACGCGTATAAAAGAAGTGTTTACAGCATTTCTAAACGCGTGGAGATTTATGTAAACTAATTAATACCACATCAAATTTGATGTGGTATTCGCATTGAGAGATTAACAATATTATTAGGTGGTCTTCCCAAACGCATTTTTGTACGACCGTGTTTTTAAGATCTCGAGAGATTTATATACTCACCATCGGTAACGCGCACCAATTCTTTGATATAAATTAAATTACGACGATTCATCAGTTATCAATTTCGTTCGACATCCAGTTTTTTAATAATTCTACAACCTCGATACGCGGAGATTCACAAATTTCTGAAATCCAGACGTCTATCTTTGCGTCGGATAATACATTAAGTTTTAAAACACATCGGGTTTCGGGAGGATAGTATAATGCATTGTCATAATCCGTGGCGCCCCATTCTTTCGCTAAATGCAGGCAGCAATAGTCAATGCAAAGTTGTATGCGGTAACTCCCCATTCTTTCAACAAACGCATGGTCGGTATTTGTCCGGCTGCGGCGGCAAAAAACGGCTCCCCACTTTTTAACCAAAAGCATGACTGATAATTGTCCGGTTGCAGCGGCGCTTATCAATGCCCAATTGTAGTAAGTAGCTCCCCATTCTTTTAACGAATACATTGCTTCTATACGACCGTGTTCAGCCGCATTAGCCAATGCATCGTCGTAATTAGTAGCTCCCCACTTTTTCGCTAAAATCATGATATTTAAGTGTCCTCCTTTTGCGGCGTGGCGTAGAATATTAGGTATTTTTTCTTATATATTCGATCTTTTCCAATGTATTTTAACAGACCGATGTGACCGCGTTCTGTCATCTGTTCGAAAGATAATGCGATGTTCGTATTCGATAGAATATCGTTCCATTCGTAACAAGTTTCTTTCAGAACCGGAGTGTACTCGGAGCATCTCGAAAGAATGTCGCACAGTATTTCGTTAGGTATCGTATCCATAATTTGAAATTTTATTTTTCGAGGTTACCGAATTAATTTAATCATTTTTATTTTCATAACCTTTTGAGACCTTATATCGTTCGATGAGGGGCGCCGGTGGTCTAGTGGCTAGCGCACTTGACTGTCAACCTAGAGGTCCGGAGTTCGATCCCCGGCCAAGACAGAAAGTTGGTTCGTAATTTTCTGTCTCACTGGCGCCCCAGTCGACTCAGCTGGGAATGAGTACATCGGGTGTGACCCGGTGGAAGTAAAGTCGGCGAGGGAGAGACTGGCCATCGCTCATATGCCGAGGCCACATGATCGCGAAGGCGCTAACACTTCGTCGCCCGACGGCACCTCATGGAAGCTATGGGTAACTACTTTACTTTACTTTACTTTATATCGTTCGATGAGGATATTGTTTAATAGAATGAATATACAAAAATTGAATTATAATGTTAAAATAATTAATATTATTCAATAAACCATGAATATTTATAATTATCTTACACGATGGTGGAGACGAGATAATATCGATCGCCATAATGACCCAGAATTGGGAATATACAAATTTACATCCACCGCAAAAACCCCGACAAGAGCTTATGGTTCGCTTAACGGAGCCAAAAGCGTTGGCGCGGATATATATGCAGATGAATCAGTGGTAATACCCGCTTGGTCCCGGAGAGTGGTGTCTACAGGAATCGGGTTACAAATACCCGAAGGTCATTATATAAGAATAGCTTCTAGATCTGGTCTTTCGTGTAAAAATAATATAGACGTGGGTGCCGGAGTTATAGATAGAGAATACGCCGGTGAGTGTAAAGTATGTCTCATAAATTCAAATAATGATTCTTTTGAAGTTAAACAGGGCGATAAAATCGCTCAAGCAATTCTCGAAAGAGTTTCGTATCCAACTATAGTTTATGTTTCGGAATTAGACAGCAACACTGCTAGAGGTTGTAACGGATTTGGATCTAGCGGAACGTAAATATAATTTATATTTCTATATCGCATTAGATATAGAAATATTACGATATTAATAATTTACACGTCTACAAAATTAAATTGTAAATTTATTCCTTTTCCAGGGCTAGAGCCTTTATTTATGGTGTATACCTGAGAACGACCATCTTTACCGCTATTGGTTATTTTCATAGTAGGTCCGTGCGATTGGTTATCAGTTGTTGATTGCGTAGGATTTATAATTTCGATGGGCGCGCGTATAATAGGTTTATTCGCTGTTGTTATTTGTTGATTGCTTTGAGCTGCATTAAAACGCGGCATTCGTATAATTGGTGAGTTGGCCGCATTAGGTTGCGGCATTCGTATACCCGGTGAGTTAAGTTGTTGCTGACCCCATATACCACCGGTCGAAAAAGCTTGTTGACTATTCGGTATTCTTACATTAGATGGTAATACGCGCAATCGATGTTGGCCGGTTTGAGTCCGTATATTAGCCGTATCGGGTTGTTTTGGCACGAATGTTGGCACGTTGACTTGTTGTTGATTCGGTACATTATTCGGTACATTCGTGCCAAATTCATAAAACGGCGTTTCATTCGGTATTTTCTTGGCAAACTCGAATGGTTGTTGATTCGGAATATTTGCGGTTTTGGTTTTACCGGATTTAGATTTATTTCGTTTAAAATCGGTAGTTTTGGTACGAATTTTCGGAGAGTCGCTCGGTTGAACGTTGGGTCGTGGTGGCAAATTAAATACATTGGACGGTTGATTTCCAAATTGATAAGATTGTACGTTACTAGGTTGAGTTCCGAAAGACCACATTTTAGATTTAACGTTTAATTCTTTAAATATGAAGACAGATTTAACCAATAATCCGTTATTTAAAAACTATGAATTATATGTACGTATATTCGTGGACCGCGGACGAATCGCAAAAGCATACACAAATAAGAGCTTATGGAATAGATACCGATGATAAATCTACTGTATTAATTATTCCAGATTTTACACCATACGTGTATATCGAACTTCCGAACGTTTCCGATTGGTCACAAATAAAACAAGAATTGGAAGTTACTTTAGCTAATAAAGTAATATTTACTAAACTAGTACGTAAAAAACATTTGTATAAAACTAAAGGCGTTGCTAACTTTTTATATTGCCAATGTTCGTCCCGAAAATATATAAATTACATTTCGGCGATGCTCAAAGATCACGTTTATAGAGGTCATAAGTTAATTCTTCACGAAGAAATGGCTACTTCCGTACTTCAACTCACTAGTTTGAAACGAGTTCCCATGGCAACGTGGATGTCTTTCAAAGGTACTGAAGTAGACGAAGAAGATCGTCAAACAGCGTGCGATAAAGAGATTTGTGTATCGTGGAAAGATATAGGCCCGTGTGATTTAAAAACCACTGTATTTCCAACAATACTGGCTTTTGATCTCGAAGTTAATTCGGAAGTTATGAACGCCATGCCTAGTAACAAACCAAAAGATGAAATATTCCAGATTTCATGCGTGATATATCGGCGCGGTTTAAAAACTAAAACGTTACTAACGTTAAATGGTACAGATTTAACATCCGATAATCCTTTATTACAAGATATAACTGTAAAAACTTACGATACCGAAGAAGATTTATTAATGGGATTTATTGAAATGTTGCGGTTAATCAAACCAAATGCGTTGACCGGTTATAATATATTAATGTTCGATATATCGTATTTAATTAAACGATGTGAACGATATAGTATGTTGGAGGAACTTCAGTTGGCCGGATTTAATCGAATAGCATCGGCGCCTTTACGAAATGTAAAATGGTCCTCGTCCGCGTTTCGTAACCAGGAATATACATTTATCGATTGGGAAGGTATATTATTGTTAGATTTACATCCTATTATAAAACGCGATTATAAATTTGAGAATTATAAATTAGATACCGTTGCGTCGATATTGATCGGGGCCGAAAAAGATCCTGTAGATTATAAAGAAATTTTTTCAGCATATAGATCGAAAAAATTAGCACGCGTAGGTAAATATTGTGTACAGGATTCTAATCTTTGTATAGATTTATTAAACCATATTCATTGCTGGATATCGTTTGCTGAAATGGCCGCAGTGTGTAAAGTGTCGATGTTTGCATTGTACACTCAAGGTCAACAAATTAAAATATACAATCAAGTATACGAATACTGTTTAAGAGAAAATATAGTTGTAACGTCTAATGGATACGAATGTAAATCGGGAGAGCGTTATTTGGGAGCATACGTTATGGATCCGGTACCCGGGTATTATAAAAACGTATGTCCTTTGGATTTCGCTTCGTTATACCCATCTATCATTATCGCTCATAATATTTGTTATTCTACGTTCGTTTCGGAGCACGAAGCGAAATCCATGTCACCCGATATGTATGAAACTTTGGAATGGGAAGATCATTTGGGATGCTGTCACGACCCCAATGTGATAGAAATGACTAAATTAACCGCGGAAATAGATGCTATAGATAAACAGATTAAATCTCTAACTACATTGCGTGGTGCTGCTAACACGAATAATAAAAAGCTTATTCAAATTCAAATTAACGCGCTGCGTGAGAAACAACGCCCGATTAGAAAACAACGAATGGATTGCAAGAAAAGTACTCATTCGAATGCGGAAAGCGAAGACACGGGCAATACATCGGGCGTTATATGCGCTAAGCGTAAATATCGTTTTCTCAAAAAAGAAGTATGTCCCGGTGTTATTCCTACTATTATAAGGCGGCTGCTCGGCATGAGAAAAAGCGTCCGCGAGAGTATGAAAATGTGTTTGCCAGATGAAAAAATTGTTTTGGATAAGAAACAACTAGCGTATAAAGTAAGTGCTAATAGTCAATACGGAGCAATGGGTGTTCGAAGGGGTATGCTTCCGTTTATGCCGGGAGCTATGTGTGTTACGTATTTAGGCAGACAGGCTATATTAAAAGCCGGAGATATCGTGTGTAAAAAATACGGAGGCAAATGGATATATAGTGACACAGATAGTACTTATGTTAATTTTCCTCATCTAACTTTACCTTACGAAATTTGGGATTACGCGATAGACGTTGCAAAACGCGTATCATCCGAATTTCCGGAGGATATGAATATAGAATTCGAACAAGCGATTTACACAAAATTTATTATATTAGGTAAGAAACGATATTTGTATAGTTCGATTGATCGAAATGGAGTATCGGACAATAAAATTGGTAAGCGCGGTGTAGTATTAGCACGTAGAGACAATCCTAAACTACTCAGAACGATATATTCTAAAGTTATAGAAATGATTTTTGCTGAATCTTCTACGCAACAGATTGAATTATATTTACTCGAATGCATATCGAATATGTTTCGTAGAAATATTTCGTGGAACGAATACGTAGCGACGAAATCGATACGGTCTACGGACGACGAAGAATCTGATTGTAGTAAAGGTCGCATAGGAGATTATAAAGTTAAACCGCTGCCGACAAACGATGCCGAACGAAATATCGTACTCGCTGGTAGAACAGAAAGACAGTATTATATAGACTCGTGTCCGGCGCAAGTACAACTAGCCGAACGCATGAGGCAAAGAGGATTTCCCGTAGATATCGGCTCGCGAATGGAATACGTGGTTCTCGAAAAACCATACAAAAAAACCTTAGGATGTAAGATAGAGGACGTGGATTATTTTATGCGCCGAAAAGAATGGCTGAAAATAGATAATTTATATTATTTAAAATCATTAGTTAATCCTATAGATCAATTATTGTTAGTAGCATTAAATTGGGATAAGTTTATAGAAACCCAATTATTAATTAGAACGAATTACTCTAAAGTACTCGCACAATTACTCAAGTTGTATAAACCGAAAATAATAAGAGTTTGTAAGCGATAATATAACGTTGTGCTCGTTAAGCGTGAAACTGATTATAATAATTCATGCATATATAATTTAAATAGTATTAATCATGAAGAGCTATACGATTTTTAATTACGCTATTGACGAGTGCGGCGTGAAACCCGTTATATACGGGGATTTGTGCATTCAGGAATTTCGTCATAAAGAGTATATTAATGAGAAGATCGGCGGAGTAAAGCATTCTGTTATCAAAACCAAAGATGCCGAGTACAATGAGAAAACAAAAACTCGAGTAGGGGTTGGTTTAGATCAAACGTGGGTGTTTTTACCCCAACGAGCGTTTACAGAGATCGCTGGGGTACCACTAATCGATGCTGATGACGAGTTTTATATCAAAGTTTCTATCGGTTACGACGAAGAAACTGGAAAATCTTTGCCAAAATCGACCGTTAAATTGATTTTTGCCAACATCGATAAGAAACTTCAAAAATGTTTCGACAATAGGAAAAAGACTTAAACGTCGAAGCCAGTATAACACGAAATTGATTAAACCCAAACTATTTATACTAAACAAGTTGTTATACATTAATCATGAGTGTCAAAACACTTTTCGACACGTGCGCTCTGGCGCTTATAAAGAACGACGATATAGATGGATACAGACTTTTTTGTTTAGCAGTGTTGGCTCCACGAGTGTATTCGCAACTGTTTTATTCGCTGGAACAACAATTAAACCTTCCGTGTTGTCTTTGTACCAACGAGGATGGTAGTTATCAACTGCAGCGTGAAGACGGTGAGAAAATAATATCGATCATGTGTGTGTGTTGCAAAAGACGATTCGGATAATTTTTTTTTATTTTATCCACACTAAATATAGTGTGGATTTTACAATGATAAATGTATCGTATTATATTTGAAACGAGGCAATAATGTTTAACTTTGATTCGTCTGTAAATCGTTTATATAGTTTTTTAAGCATTAATGCCGCGATTACAGAGTGTGTATTTTTCTGATCGTAATTAAATATGTTACTGTTTTTTGAAACACGTTTAAGTTCGTGAACAACAGACGAGGGAATTGTTTTAATACTCGAGTGAGTTCCGGTGTTGAGCATACGTTTTTCTCCTACAAACATATTTATAACATCCAATACGTCGTATCGAAATTCGAATGCGGGAAATTTTATAAAATCATAAACGTCTATATCTACGTCCGCTTGTAATAATTCGATTGGAACATTATTATACGTTCTATTATAAGTAGATTTCGCACCGTTTGCCCACGTAATCATCGGATAGAATGATGCTAATTTAATAATTGTACCACCATCACTTGCCACATAGTCACAAGTGATAGGTTGAAATACGACCGAGCTGCCGATAGATACCGCTACCGCATTTCTCATTCCGGTAAATTCGTCCATAGTATATGCCGGGTGAACCGATTCTGATACACCGAGGTCCGATAATAATACCATTATTCCATGATTTTCCACATGAAATGTTTCTGAATATATATTATTATGTACTTTATATTCGATACATCCTCCCGGTTTAACAAATTTAATTAAAAAATTGTCGGGTTTAATGTCTTTATGAACGATACCGTATGTCGTGTGCATTACGTGAACCGCTATTAAACATTGGTATATAATACTCCATATTTCGGCATCTGATAAATTATTGCATGTTAAATATCTTTGTAAATTTCCATCGCCGGGTTCCATAAAGGTAAGATAACACGTACCGAAACTTTGATCGGTAAGTTTACACTCATCGCAAATAGATACGTTATAAGCGTACAAAAAATTCGGACATTTGTTCGTTTTTATTAATTCTTTTACCAAACTTAATAACACAAACTCTTGAGGATAAGTGTTTTTATCTAATACTCCTTCTTTATTTCTACCGACACGATGTTTTATTAAATTGGTGTTTTCAATGTCGCTGAGATATGCTTCTTTGACTACAAATTTTACACCATTAATAGTAGCCTTGTATACTTCTCCGAACGTTCCCCACCCTATCATAGTAACATCCGATAAGCTATCTCTAAATTTAGAATGTCCACTCGACATACACATATCCCATTGAGATACTTTTGTATTTTTTATAAGTTTTACAACTGTTTGTTCGTGTAAAACACGAGACTTCATAAACGATGATAAAGTTGGAATATTAAGCTGATCGAACGACGTGTTACATTTTTTCGATATTTGATCGAACTCACTACATCCGACCATTATTGCTCTATTATATACCGGATCGATCGTAAAATCGTCTTTCCATTTGGCGCATTGTGTATCTTTAACATCGTCGTAATCGCTGTTGGCACATTCGGCTGCTAATTTTTTATAAATAGGTCCGTTCACCGTTATCTGTCTATTTGTTCTCGGATTTATCAATTTATTTTGCCTCCATTTAGCGCATAAACTTAAACTACTTTGGTTATCGAGTGTGTTACAGTCTTTTTCAATCTTTTTATACGTGGGTCCATGTTCTTTTATACGTTTTCCTGTGAGTGGATTTTGTGTCGGGTGATTTTTCCATTCGTCGCAATTTTGTTTGTTCATTTTATACGGTATTTACATAAAATGAACAACGCGTATATCATCATATCGTATAATATTACACTTCTAAATAATTAAAAATGTATATTGTAATAATATTTATTATACTGTTTGGGGCTTGGTATATTTTAAGAAATTTACACGACGATTATATGGAAAAGGATCCTACGGTTACACGAATAAAAACAAAACTAATTAATACGTTTCCAGAATTAAATTATGTTAAATTAATGAAAGGTGGAGAATCGGCCACCATAAATAAACATCGTGTTTATTTATGCACGGATTATAACGGTGTTAAATACGACGATAATATGCTTACGTACGTTTTGTTACACGAACTCGCGCATGTAACTACACCGGAAATAGGACACGGCGTCGCGTTTAAACTACAATTCGAATCGCTGTTAAATCGTGCTACAACGGCTGGACTTTACAATCCGAACGTTAGTAGACCCAAAAATTATTGCGGAGTAAGTAATTAGTTAACATCGTTTGGCTAATTTGTTCCATCCAGTGAGTTTTGTATTTAGCGGAGCAATAAAAATTTGGTTCGGGATTGGTTTTGAATCGTTATTTTGAGATTCGATAATTTTTTTCGAACCGTTGTCAGTTTTTGATGTAAATATTGGTACCGGTTGTCGAGTACGAAGATAGTGATCCATTTTATATGTAAAAATGATTAACTTAATTTAATACCGACAAAAATAGAATACTACTAAATCATGGATACATTAGATATTCTTTCGAGATTTCCAGAGTACGCTCCGGTTTTGAATCTCGGGCCGAATACGAGCGTTGATGAATTCTGCCATCTGTTAGAACAAATGGCCGAACGCGGTCACATCGAGTTACTCGAGTACATCGGGAAAGATCGAATGAACGAGAATACAAGAGATTGTATTTTACTTCACGCCGCAAAGGAAGGACATTTGAATATCATGATTTTAGCGAGAGAGTGGGGAGCCAATGCATATAATGATGCATTGGAATATGCAGCACTGAACGGACGAATAGAAGCTATGCATTTGTTGAAAAAGTGGGGAACTACTTTTTATAACTATGCATTGGACAGTGCTGCCTGGGCCGGACAAACACAAGCCATGTGTTTGTTGAAAGAATGGGGGGCTAATTGCTTCGACTGGGCATTGAAAAGTGCGGCAAAGAGCGGACAGCTACAGGCCATGCACTCGTTGAAAGAGTGGGGGGCCAGTGAGTACGACTGGGCATTGGTCAAAGCAGCCAAACACGGACAGCTACAGGCCATGCATTTGTTGAAAAAGTGGGGGGCTATTGATTATAACACTGCATTGGATTATGCGACCGACAGCGGGAAAACAGAAGCGATGCATTTGTTGGAAAAGTGGGGGGCTGGATAACTTTTCACCTAGATGGTGAATTAATTATTTATACCACATTTGGTATAAATACATAGATGATAAAATAATGTAAAAAAAATGATTAACTTAATTTAATACCGACAAAAATAAAATACTACTAAATTATTAAATTTATA